TGGAAAACCACGTTGTTTGGGTTTGTGACTGGTTTGGCGGCTATGTTTGCCACGGTGGATTTCAGCCAGCCGGTCAAGTGGGAAGACTTTATTCTTCCAGCATTGCTGGTTTTATGGGGCGTTGTTCAGAAGGATTCCAATGTTACAGGTGGGCAAGTTATACAGAAAGATTAAAGAGCGATTCATCAAGTGGCTGGTGACACCGTGTGTTGTTGAGCCGCCTGATGAAAACATGGACACGGCCAGAAGTTTGGGCAAGTCTGAAAAGTGGTATTTTAAATTTAAAATCAAATTTTGAGGAGAAAAGTCATGAATTTTTTAAGCAAGATGAAGCTGGTTATGTCGGCAATATTCAATCAGCTACTGCCCTATATCAAAACATTTTTCACCAGATACGGTGCTGTAGTGCTGGCCTTGGCTACCGAAGTGGTTATGGAACTGGCAAAAGACAATGATATGTCATGGTCGGAAAAGAGGGACACGGCATTTAATCAGGTCGGAGATAAACTTGTTCAGCAGGGTATCGCAATCGGAGTAGACGTTAGCAAAACCTTAATTCTTAATTCGATTCAGGCGGCGGCTTCTAAATTACAGGAAATGGAAAAGTAATGGTTGAGTTAATTCTCATAGCGGTTGTTGTGTCGATTGCGCTGGTCGCGGCAGTAAGTCTTTACCGATGAAAGGGGTTAAATGAACACAGCCATCGATTACGAAAAAGAACTTGTCAAAGACATTGCGGGTTTCACGCATGATCCGTTGGGTTATGTGCTTTATGCGTTTCCCTGGGGCGAAGGGACGCTCAAAGACAAGTATCCTGATGATTGGCAGATCGAAGCGTTAAAGGCCGTAGGCGATGGCATTATCAGTGTAAATCAGGCAATTCAGCTTGCCAGGGCATCGGGGCATGACATCGGAAAATCTGCTTTAGTTGCGTGGCTGGTCCTGTGGGCGATGTCTACATATACCGATTGCCGTGGCGTTGTGACGGCCAATACCGATACACAGTTGAGGACCAAAACATGGCCGGAAATTGCGAAATGGCACAAATTGTCAATCAACAAACATTGGTTCACCTGTACAGCAACGGCTATTTATTCCGCTAATAAAGCGCATGAGAAAAACTGGCGCGTGGACATTATTCCGTGGTCGCTGACCAATACCGATGCTTTTGCCGGTCTGCACAATGAGGGCAAAAGAGTTCTGCTGATCTTCGATGAGGCGTCAAGTATCCCTGATGAAATATGGGAAGTTGCCGAAGGCGCAATGTTCGACAGTAACACGGAAGTTATTTGGGCGGTATTCGGGAACCCGACACGAAACATCGGGCGTTTCCGGGAGTGCTTCAGAAAGTTCCGTCATCGTTGGGATAATAAGCAAATTGATTCCCGTGACTGCAAGATACCGAACAAAAAGAAGATTCAGGATTTGATTGACGATTACGGCATTGATTCCGATTTCGTCAAGGTTCGTGTGCGCGGAATGTTCCCGTCCATGAGTACGCTTCAGTTCATATCAACGGAAGATGCGGACAAGGCACTTGGCAAGCATTTACGACCTGATGAATATGAGTTCGCGCCGAAGATACTGACACTGGATAACGCATGGGAAGGGGATGATGAAGGCGTTATTGGATTAAGGCAGGGATTGGCCTTTAAGATTTTAAGGACGTTCGCCAAAAACGATAATGACCTTCAGGTGGCTACGATGCTGGCCGATTGTGAGGATCGGGAAAAGGCGGACGCTGTTTTCATTGATGCAGGTTACGGTACGGGTGTTGTGTCGTGCGGCAAGTCATGGAACCGCGAATGGAAGCTGGTCTGGTTCAGCGAGAAATCCACTGATCCCGGATGCCTGAACAAACGGGCGGAAATGTATAAAAGACTGCGTGATTGGCTCAAGGACGGCGGAGCAATCCCGAATGATCCGGTGTTGTATTCTGATTTAATAAGCATTGAAACCGTTGGCCGGTCTGATGGCCTGATTCAACTGAAAAGCAAAAAAGACATGAAGGCCGATGGATTGCCTTCACCTGGCAGGGGTGATGCGCTGGCATTAAGTTTTGCATTTCCTGTCCAGCAGAAAGCCAGACGGCGTGAACCAAAACACATGACACAGGCTCCAGAATGGAATCCCCATGATAATTAAAAAAGCGACCATAGATGACATGAAAGATATTATCGCAATGGCACGGGCATTTCATCAGGAAAGCGCGGCGAGAAAATATACATTGACCAATGAACGGATCAAGGAACTGACCGCGTTAATCATATCGACCGGCATGGGGATTCTGGCAGTAAAAGAAGGTGAACCTATCGGCATGATGGGCGCAATGCTTCAAAAGAACGTCTTTTTCGATGAACTGATGGCCGGGGATTACCTGATCTACGTCAAGCCGGAACACAGGGGAACTGAAGCGGCTCAGCTGATGGTTGATTATTATATCCACTGGGCGAAGTCTTACGGAGCAAAGAGCATCGGCATAGACATCGAATCAGGCATTAATGACGAAAGAGCATTAAATTTTTATAACAAGATGGGATTCATCACAACGGGTTATCACATGAAATTGGAGGAAATGTAACATGGGATCAAGAGGATCAACGCCGAAAGTCCAGCCGTACACCCCGCCGCCGCAGGCCAACGATCCGGCGCTGGAAGCACAAATGGAAAAGGAAAAGCTCCTGGCGCGGAAGCGCAAGGGCAGACAGTCAACAATACTGAGCGATCAATCCAATGATGGCTCTAACGATATGCAGAAAAAAACTTTATTAGGAAGTTAAAACGGAGGGTAATATGAAAAAGATTTTTGTTATGTTCATGGTTTTACTGATGGCCGGTTTCGCGTTTGCGGGGCCGAGGGGACCTTATCCGAATAAAGAGTTCGGACAGGATTTAGGAAAAGACGGACGGTCTTATAATGACCTGTATTTAAAGAATAAGGTCATCATGGAAGGCGCCACGTCTGATGCCTATGAGACGACTATTACAGTCACGGACCCGACTGCGGACCGGACAATCACGTTTCCTAATTCCAGTGGTACGGTAGTCCTGGAAGCAACCGGCGCAACCTACTCATTTGAGGGAGCGACTGCCGATGATTATGAAACAGTGTTTTCAGTGATTGATCCCACTGCGGACAACACAATTTATTTTCCTAACGCTTCCGGTCTGGCGGTTCTGTCTAGCGGCGTAGCACCCGAAGCGGCAAAATCATTTATCGGCATTGACAACGGGCTGAAGTTTGAAGGCGCTACTGCTAATGATTATGAGGTATCATTGGATGTTGCTGATCCCACCGCCGATGTCACTTACCGCCTGCCTGTTGCGGCTGCCGGAACGTACGGCTTGATGTCGTCCACGCTGGCGACCAACGCGGCTGACATAGCAAACAGCGTTTACGGCGGAACGAATCAGCTTATATTTGAGGGTGCGACTGCTGATGACTATGAAACAATTATTACGCCGACCGATGCGACGGCTGACCGGACCATAACCCTGCCGGATGCGTCTGGTTCGCCGGTTCTTTCAACTGGTGTCCCGCAGGCCACTAATTCCTTTTGGGGCGCAAGCAATTCGATTGTGTTTGAGGGCGCAACCGCCGATGGATTTGAAATATCATTGGTTCCTGCTGATCCTGCGGCTGACGTTTCCGTCACCATCCCGGCAAAGACCGGCACGATTGCGCTGTTGACTCAGACCATAACGGCGAAGGTTCATACTGATTCTCCTGTGACGGTTTCGTCTGGTGATGCCGGACAGATTTACGACAATACCGGAGCAGGCGGCGCGGTGGTGTTCAATCTCCCCGAGGCGTCAACGGTAATTGGCAAGTCCTTTACGTTCTGCGTGACGGCGGCCCAGAACCTTGATGTGAACCCGGCGGATGGCGATCAAATCCTTGGCCTGACCAATGCGGCGGGCGATGCAATCCGTAACGCTACGGCGGGCGGTTCGGTTACTCTGACCGTTCTGGACGCGACAAATATCGTTGCTACAGCGTATCAGGGAACTTGGTCAGACGTAAACTAACTTGACTTTAATATTAACCCCCTGAAGCTGGCCGCGTAAGTCC